AGTAACTCCATTCAAAGAAACATCAAACCCTTATTACTAAATATATCAATAATATATGGATTATACAACAAGCTCAACTGATTTGGAGAGAACCGCTCAAATACTTAAATTACCTTTAGTAGGTGTGTTTAGTAAAGATACATTACCAGATCGTTGTTATGTGGGTTCATATATTATTAACATGGAAAATAGAGATGTAGGAAATGGAACACATTGGGTATTACTCAAAATATTTCCAACCAAAGAAGTCATCTATTTTGACAGCTTTGGTATGTCTGTTCCCCCGCTCGTTAAAGAATTTGTAAAAGGTAAAATAGCGACATCGAACAGACAGATCCAAGATATTGATGCGACTACCTGTGGTTATTACTGTATTATGTGTGATGATTATATGACACATCAAAATCAAAGAAGACCTATTTATGAACGGTTCGACGACTTCTTAAATATTTTCAAAGCAGATACAAAAAAGAATGACGAAATTTTGTTAGACTACCTACATCAAATGGGAGTAAAAATCTAAACATATTATATACATGGAAGGAAAAGGATTAAGTGAAAACACTGTCAAACTCTATAATGCAAATCTCAAACGACTCAACAACGGAGAACTACCAACCAACCCCGCATTTCTTAAGGATACTCAAGCTGTGATGCAGAAGATAGAAAAATACTCGCAAAACACTAAAAAATCCTATTTTATCACGATTGTATCCTATCTCAAGGACAAGAAAATTCCAAAGAAAGTAAGTAAATTCTATATGGATAAGATGGACGAACTCAACAAGTCCTTTCGTGAAAATAGTGGCCAAAAGACTGAAACTCAAAAAGCGCTGTGGATCAGTTGGGCTGATGTGATGGAACACTACAATAAACTAAATCCAGCATCTCTCGAACATATGGTATTAGCACTGTTTGTATTACAACCACCAAGACGGTCAAAGGATTATTTTTTAATGAAGATAGTACCGGAGTATAATGATTCTATGGATAAAGAGTTTAATTATTTAGATTGGAAGTCTATGAAGATGTATTTTAATAATTACAAAACAAAAGGCGCATACGGAACACAATCTATCGATGTATCCCCTGAATTACAGGAAGTTCTGCATAATCATTTTCCACTCAAAAAGAAATTTACGCCATTCTTTCTTCTAACCAAGAATGGAGAACGATTACCTGAAAATGGTATTACTCGTATCTTAAATAAAGTCTTTGGTAAAAAGATTTCTGTATCTATGCTTCGTAATATATTTTTGAGCGATAAGTATGGGGAACAACAGAAAGAAATGGAAGAGGACGCTATTGTCATGGGTACATCTAAAAATATTATAAGTAACGTCTATACGAAAACAGATTAAAGACAATACCAACGAGCAAAGAAGAAAGAAATAACTGAGACAAATTACAGGAGAATTATGCCGATGTAATAATCTTTTTATATTATATTCAAAATGGTATATAATCATCTACATATTTATATAAATCGGTATATAATCATCTACATAATCATATAAATGTGTAGTTATTTTAAAATAATTGTAGTCTAATATGAATATCATTTACATTATATACCGTTTTATATAAATATGTAGATGATTATATACCATTTACATAAATATGTATTAGATTAATACAAAGCATATTAATTATGTATAAATTCATGACAGTCTGGATAGTCCATATGACCTTCAGCTATGATCTCTAACGATGGATTACCAGAATGAAAATCACGAGGAATAATAAAGGTTCTTACGCCTTTATAAAAGAGTTCTCCATGATTTACAGTAATATCTTCTAACTTCCATTCTGCAGGGATAATATAGTATGTTTCAGGCGCAGGGTAGGTTACATGTAAAAAAGACTTTCCTTGTATTGGATTAAGCGACATTTATATAACAATAGATTTTAGGGGGGTCGGCTACGAGGGACGAAGTCCCGAGACTGTAACTCAAAACCATTCATCAGCATATACCCAGAACCAGTCGTCCATACTATTAAAATATAATTTTAGATCCATTAGGGACTTTTATATCGAACTTATCTAAATATTGAATCAAATTATCTCCTATATCTTTACTATCTCCCCATAGAATAATGGCTGATGCTGAACCTGGATTGATTTTAGTCCAGTCTTCTTTAGAATGACGAGACAAATAATTCTTTCTTTTGGTTTCATCTCCATGATCGATATAGGTTGAACCTGTTTTTAATCCAAAGTCTATAATTAGTTTAGGGTCTGCAAATACCATTCTGTACCGTTTGCCTTTTCTTGAAGAAGGATAAAATCCTAATAGTATCGGCATTTTATTAAATTAGAGAGATATTTTTATCTCCTGTAAGTATAAGATGAACAAAAAACAAATAAATGCTATGTTTGATTTATTTAAGGAAGAATTTGCTGAGCCTATTGTATGCGATGCGCCTAAATGCGACCATAATTTTATGATGGACGATGGAATCTATATATGCGGTCATTGTTCTGTCATAGAGTATGGTATTACTGAACCGTTTATCGAATGGAAGGATAGACCAATCCCACCTTCTAGTCCTTATGAAAAACAGACACATTTTAAGGAAAAACTTGATGAACTTTCTTGTGCAAATAGTCTATGCATACCCGAAGAAGTGATGAAGCTGTGCGTAGATAATCATCAGGAAGAAATCAAACTTACTTTACAGAAACATAAACTCAAAAAATATTATTCTTGTGTTTATTTAATTATGAGACAAAAAGGAATCAAAGTCCCTACTCTATTACAAAATGAAAAAGATAGATTGATTAATTTGTTTAAACAGATTGAAACGGTGTACAATCGGATTAAACGGAAACAGAACATGGTCTCATACCATTTTTTACTTTCAAGAATGTTACCTATGATTGGAAGACACGATTTAGTCCCTTTCTTGTTTGTGCTTCATTCTAAACGTAAACTTAAAGAGTACTCCATTATGTGGGATAAAATACTCATGTTACTGTAGCTCCATTAATGACCTTAAACCTTCCTTACGGGACAAGTGACCTGTTTCAACAAAATAAATAATAAGAGAACGCAGTTCATGGATCACTGCGGGAGCATTATTACCAGCTAGGTAACTTCCTTTGACCACTTCAAATCGTTTGATCTTTTTCTGTTCTTCGTCCGTTGGCGTTATCTCTTTGATTCCAAAGCTACGACCTACTCCTGATTTGACGAGAAGAACCTCAGCAGACCGTTGCTCCTCTGGGTCAAGTTCTTTTAAAAGACGTTTGTCGAGTTTCTTTGTTGAGATTAAAGTCGTTAATAGTTCATGGAAGGCATCACTGATAGGAATCATCTTTTTAAACACAGGGACTGCTGTGCCCGATTGATAGCGAACTGAGAGAAGCTGCTTCTCATCCAACAGACGACCGTTAATCCTGTATCGACCCAGTTCAATCCATCGTGGGGTTTGTTCTTTGCAGGTGGAAGCGATGCCTTTTCCTGACTTTGGTCGTCCTGGTTTGCGTTTCATACCCTTACCTTCTTTTTCTTTTAGTTCAAACGCAGATTTAATTTGTTTGTCATAAGTTATTAAACGAGCATATAAACTCTGTCTATTAGCTACGCCTTCCTCTTTTGGTTTTGAATAAAAACTAATAGGGTTGGGTTTTCCTATGTCTCTATTATAGAATATTTGGGTTTTTAGTTGTTCTGGTAATGCGTCTGTTTGTTTCAATAAAGTAATGTACCGCATTTGTTTCCCTACTACCCCTACCTCTTCCCTATCAAAATCAGCTGGACTCATATAATCCCTTTGATCTATTGGACGGGCATCTGCAACATCTCCTTTTGCCTCTCCTTCGACTGCTGTCGCTACAATAAGTCCTTTTTTGGCTTTTGATTTTGGTTTTGGTTCTGGTTCTTCGGCGGGCGTTCCCGTCGGTGCTGGTTCTGGTTCATCTTCTAATTGAGATTTGGCAAATGATAATGGGTCATTCATGTAATCGACCATTTCCTTAGCGCTTTGTTTCTGTGCTTCAGTCATATTTCTATAAAGTGGAACAGTTGCAGAGTAAAAGGATTGATTACTACTCTGTTGCGTTGCTTTTTTCCATTCATTCGGGTCTGTTTCAACCCCCCTAAAAGCATCACTTAAGGCTTCAACTGTCCTTTGTTTTTCTTTATCAGATAGAGATCTAATTCTTTCAATTCGTCGTTTATCAGGGACAAGATTTAGAAGATAGACTAACTCTTTCGCTGCTGGTGTATCCACTTTACTCATTCGGTCTAATGATTTCTTTGCTTCATCTCTCCACTCAAAAAGAGATTCGAGTTCCTCTATTTCATTCACAGACGATTGAGTCCCTACTGGAGTCGATAAACCCTTTTGATCCATGATTGTACCTATATATCTATTCAAATAATTCTTAAAAAAGAACTCGTCCATCTGTTTTGTATTTGCCTTTTTAGTAAGTTCTGCTTTCATATCTTTCCAGTATAGATTTAAAAATTGATAGGTTGAATCATCTAAAAGAGGCATGAACCTATCTACCTGTTCTGCTGTGAATATTTGACTCAAATTATCAAACGCAGTCTGTCTTCGTTGGTTTGCATCTCCAATGCGTTCTGCAAGATCTTTTTCCTGTTCGGGTGTTTCAACAATTCCAAACTTTTGATTTTGTCGTATTTTTGCGATACGATTATCATTTGCTATTTCCAATCTCAATTGGTCTTTTTGAGCTATAACTGCCCGGGCATAATCGCCTGGTCGTCGAAGATTACGAATTAGCATATAAAATAGATTAATATTTTCTTATTCTTTCTTCTTTAGATAGTTTTCTTAAGCCTTGTTTTCTTTGAACTTCTTATAGTTTTCTTTCAAGGTGGGGTCTCTTAATGAATCACGAAACTTCAGGTTATTTGCTTCTGCATGAGCCTTAACAAATCCTATCCACGCATTATTCTTTTTGGTTTTTACAACAACTGGTTCTGGTAGTGGTTCAGGGCTTGGAGGTTCTGGGCTTGGAGGTTCGCTACGCATAAGAACAGGGGTCGGCATTTCGCTTTGTAATGGTCTCTGTATATCTTCAAACTTATCACGGACGGTAGAGATAGGCGTTTTGGTCCGACGAGGTTTAGATTGCGAGAACATTATATTATACATTGAGATTTTTAAGCTTATATAATTCTCTGCGTCGAATGTTATATGTTTTCTGTTTTTCGGCGTTCGCTTCACGATATTCTTTTGCCTTTTTAAGAATATCAACCTTGTTTGCTTCACGATAAACTTTCTGTTTTTCAATCAGGTACTCTTTATTGGCTTCATACCATTCATGATCAGTTCTCCCTGGAATAAACTTATTAACACAAGGTATATTTTCAATCCAAAATCGTTCTCGTGCTGTTAGTTCATCTTTAGAATTACAAGGACAAAGTTCAACTAAAGTAATCTCATATTGACCTGTTTCTATGAGAGTAAACGAGGATGTAAATCTCCTTGTTCCTTTTTTCCATCGTTTACAATCACTAACATGTTCAGCCAATCGTTTTGAAAGAGTCAATGAAGTTGTTGAACCGATATAGGTAAGGTTTCCGCTTGTAATTTTATAAACCTTTGAACGCTGATAGTCGGGCATTCTATTATATTCTACTGTTTTTTCTCTAAACCGATTTCTCATCAAACATCTCCAAATATAATTTCGTCCTGTATTGGATTTGGACTCCCTATCGATGTATGCTTTGGTTTATTACTTCTATCGCTTTTATTTTCGTATCCATCGGGGATAGTCGCCAGTAGATCGACCGTCATTTTACTCTTTAGAAGAGAAGATGTTTCTTTTAAACTTTTGTAATCACTGTATTTTTTATCCAAATAAGAACGAGGTTCTTCTGTTCTATTCTCACGAGACAAGTTTAAGCATTTGAAAATGTCAATAGATAAAGTATAATAATCACGGGAAAGCGCAAGTTCGGCGTCCATAGCTGGTTGGATTCCAAGGTACATCTCTATCGAACTAATGACCGCTATACCAAATCCTAAAAGACATGTTAAACCTGAAATAATACCCTGATCAAGAACCGGTTGCAAACCGACCGAGGCTGAAGCTGTAATGGACGACAATACGATAATAGGTATTCTAAAATACTTACCAAATGATTTGAAATGATAGAAACGCTTACGATGGTAATCTGCTAAATTGACAGCATTGATACGGATATTTTCAAGGATCTGTTCGACATCGTGATGATTATCCCACGCCATATATATTAGACATAGGTTTAACCAACTCGAATCACACTCATGAAAGTATCAACAAAGGTAATATTTTGACTTACCGCAGTGTTTCCTTCTCCAACTACGATGGCTACATGTGCCTTTGGACTAAGCACAAGTAATCCCGAAATAGACATTGTGAATTTTTCTGTCGCTGCTAAAGTATAATTACGATTTTGTCGTTCTAAAGATGTAACTAATGTCCCTCCTGTCATAAGATCGCCATTTACCCAAGCTGTAGCTCCTGTTTTTGTATAGATCCCATAGGTCAGCCAAGGGACTACAGCGCTCGTACTCATAGTAGTATGGACATTGAGTTGATAAACCCCCGTTGTTACGAGAGACGGGAAACTTCCTACGATGCGTTTCTGTGTAGTATTCAAAGACAATGATGTCGCCGTATTATAGGTGGTTTCTTTATACGCCCCTAAAAAAGTATCCAGTCCTGAATAGGTAGTTACGCCCCACGATACTTTTATACCTGTTGTAAATCTTGCGTAAATATTAATCCCCCCTTCAAACCCTCCTGTGTTTCCTAAATTAATCACGCCACGATTGGTTGAGTTCGTCAATACATTAAAATTCCCCTCCTGTAATCCTGCTCCACACAAGATATTGACATTTCCCGTTGTTTCTCCTACTACAACGCTCGGGTTTGATCCGATATTTATATTAGAAGTACGGATTGCATTTGTACCTATATTCACGGCTTTATCATTGAGAGTTACTATATTTATGGCTGAACCTGCGTTTGCTTCTATCTCGTCCGTAAGAAAACCAAACCCCGTTCCTATTGATAAGGTTGATGGTATGTTTATTGTTGTTGAATTATATCCTACTATCTCACTACAACCAATTGTGCCTGGAAACTTAATCAAAGCGTCCTGTGCCGTTGGAAAATTTACAAAACTACCCGTTGTGTCTTCTATCCATGCAAAAGGAGAATATACCGTTAAGATCGTATTGGGCTGTCCTTCTAACGACATATAGAATAGGTATATAGTTTATGAGAAATGTTTAGTTATTGTATATGAGCGCTCAACTTCCGCCAGATCCTATTTTGACAACATACCAATATTGGAATTGGGTAAATGTAGATGAAGCTACACGCCGACAGCGTGCATTAGACAATAATTATATGATGTTTCCAACCGTTCAAAACAATCCTGTTTCTTTTTCAAAGTTGTTTTTAATTACAGATGCAGCCCTTACGAAGATGGCAAACACGAGTTATGTTTATTCACTGATCCAAGCATTATTGTCTGCGACTACATGGACGGGTTCTAACCAATTTAACTCAATTAAAGTAAATACTCTTGCGAATATTACGCTAAATGATGCGGATTTTGCGGGGACAACGACTTTAACCAATTCTACTTTTAATAATCCGCTGACCCCTACTTATTCTTATCCTATTGGAACAGCAACACCTCCTAATACTCCTTCTATTGGCACAGCAGGAAGAATTGGATTTATTCCAGCGACGACTTTCATTACCAATACGGTAGGCGAGGGTCCAGGAGGGACTGGGGTTAGTGTTCGTTCAACCACTTTGACCGCTGGAAATTGGATACTCTATGGTTTTTTTAGAATGCCTGAGAATATTTATATCTCCTCTAACAGTATAGGATTTACAACTGCCCAAAATAATAACACAGGTGAAATTGGTCGTAAAGCGACACAGCAAATAGGCACTACTTTTTCAACTTTAGTTCAGGGTCAAACTACTATGGCATTGACTACTCTTACGGCGACCACAACTTTTTATCTATATGTCGGGCGAACACCTGCGACCATTGCCTTCTCAAGTCTCATTGCTATTCGTATCGGTTAAAAAGGTTCTCCTTTTAGAAACCAAAGGGCGACTAGGCAAGTCTTATTGCTCGCCACAAAATTGGTGTAATCTGTGTGCTTGTCCCTCCTGTGTTTGTTTGTGCGTTCACATAATACACGGTTGATGAACTGGTGACTTGAACGAGACAAGACATTGTAGAGTTTAATCCTACCGCAGTTCCTCCTGACGCATATTCAATCCCTAACGCATTCGCAGAAGTGACATCGGCAGTGGTCGTGCTAATCGCAAAAGAAAGATAGACACCTACCGCTGCTGTCCCTCTTGCTATGGTTGCTGTCATAAACCAACTACCAGGAGCAAACCCCGTCATAGACATAATTTCAAGAGGAACATTGGTTGTAAAGGTAATAGCAGCAAAAGAACCAGCATAGGTAATGACCTCGCCGATTTTGCCTGTTCCAATTGGATACGAATAACCAGGCGTAAAAGGATTACTTAAAGTCGTTGTTCCTGAAAAAGTCGTATTAGCTGCGGTAGTTGCCCCTGTTAGAGTAAATGTCCCGCTTATTGCGGAAATTGTCGCTGTCGTAATCCCTGCTGAAAAGGTTTGTATTCCCGACCATGTATTTGACGCTGCCTTAAACGCCGTGATCGCATTCGTCACAAAGCCTGTCGTGGCGACCTGTGTGGTATTCGTTCCATCCGCCAATGTTGGCGCAGTTGGTGCAACTGGAAACGTGATATTCTGATTTTGAGCGATAGGAAAAGTAATATATTCCGTGTCCAATATCGCCCGTTCTTCTGGTGATAAGGTGGGTACATCCCAACTAGAAGGATTGTAATTTGGAAGGATTGGATCAGGTTGTTGTTCGGCGGACATAGTTATATTAGTAAGAGAGTTTCTATATGACAACTTATAACAACCAATATAAAACAATTATTATATGTATAATTATGTGGTCGCCAATCTTAGATTACGAAGTAAATGAAGAAGGTGAAGTACGCCGAGGGGGTAAGATACTAAAGGGAAATATACACTCCAGTGGATACATGCGAGTTGGTAAAAAAAATTATAGTATTCATAGGTTAATCGCTGAGTGTTTTTTACCAAATCCAGAAAATAAATCAGAGGTAGATCATATTAATGGAATACGACACGACAATAGACTATGTAATCTTCGGTGGGCAACTCGTAGTGAGAATAGTGTCAATAAAAAAATAGAAGGGGTTTGTTTTCATCAGGGTAAATGGCGACCCCGTGTTCAAAAAGATAAAAAAAATTATTATTTTGGTTTATATGACACAAAGGAAGAAGCCATTGAAGCACGAAACAAAAAAGCAAAGGAACTATACGGCGAGTTTATACATAATAGGATTTGATTTTATTACAAAAAAGGCATCTATAATATATGAAGAACTGGTATGACCACAAAGATATGAAGAAGTATCTAAAAGAAACTCATAACCCACACTTTGAGAAGCATCACATCAAAATACCCTTTCGTGCATTGATCTGTGGAAGCTCAGGGGCAGGAAAAACATCCACGCTTTTAACCCTCATTTCACTGATGCCTGATACATTTGAAAAAATAATTATCGTCACGAAAAATAAAGATGAGCCATTATACAACTTCCTTTATGATAAGACAGGAGGTAAGAATGGAAATGTTAAAATATTAGAGTTTGAAAAAGATGGTATACCAGACATTAACAAAGAGTTTGACCCTGAATTCAACTCATTGCTTGTCTTTGATGACCTCGTGAACCAGACCGAAAAAGAACAACGTCCAATAGCTGATGCATTTATTCGCGCACGCAAGAGAGGCGCAAGTTTGATATATATTTCCCAAAGCTTCTATGCTGTACCCAAGATGATCCGTAATAATTTAACCCATATCTTTTTAAAACAGGTTTCTAGTATGAAGAACCTTGTCATGATTTCGCGAGAATGTTCACTGGATATACCCAAGAAAGACCTCACTGAAATGTATAAGGATGCAACCAAAGACAAGATGGGGTTTCTACTCTTTGATTTAGATGCTCCGCCCGAAAAGAAGTTCAGAAAGAATTTTGATGAATACTTTGAAGTTTAACGTAGCTTTTTGGTTTCCTCATACCAAATCATGAAACGTGAATAAATAGAAGATGCTTTCAAATGAAGGTATGTACCTAATGCAGAACACATCTCATAGAATTTCATTTATATAGAGTTTGAATTTTATAATAGAAGTTTTGCATAACAACGTGAAAGATCCTGAAGAAGAACCTCACATCGTTGTGGTTGTGGATTTAAGGCTAAACACCATTTTAAGGCTTTCTCATTATGAATACAGTCGTCCATTGTATTATAATGAGATTTTTAAGATTATATTAAAATCACGTCTTACTTTATAATGTACGGAGGATCAGTATTTACGCATATTGAAAAAGACAAGTTTCTTGTCACGAATACAGGCGAAGGAAAAGACATCAATAATACGGTGGTTAAATTAACTTTGAAAGATTTGAAAGAGGTTTTATCTGCTTATGGCGTGGATACGAAACGGAAAAAGAAACAGGAACTCCTTGATGACTTTATCAAACTTTCCATGAATATGAAGATTGAACCTAAACCTGTACCGCCTAAGAAACCACCCAAGAAAGTAAAAGAACCCGTTCCTGAACCAAAAGAAGAACCTAAACTAAAAGAACTACCTGAATTATCACCTGAATTAGAACGGGCTGCGGATCCTGCACGATTATCTGAACTTTTACCCATTCGTAGTGATCGTGAAAATGAACTTTTGGAAATGGAAGAGGATGAACTCAAAGATATCATTAGTGATAAGGATATTAAATTTAAAGGTAAAAATAAACGGGCTATGATTGATGCTATTTTGAAAAAGGAAAAGATTGTCAAAGGTACGGTTTTACCTGAAGATGTCTATGAGGATCTTGTTACACAGCATAATATTTTAAGTTTGAAAAATAGTAGGGGAGACCGTAGTTTGTATGTGATGTATCGTAAATTAAACGCGGATAAAGCAAAAGTAGAACAAATGAGAAAGAAACCTGACCGTGATACCTCTGCTGAGATGTTTGAAGATTTAAAAATTAAAAGATTTGAACAAAGAATTAGTGATGTGGAGGAAATACTGCTCAAAGATATAACCAAGGGTAAAAAGGGCGATGTCAAAGTTGCTAAACCAGAACCTGTTGAAGAAATGATGGATATGGAATATCGGCCAAAAATTACCCGTGAAATGCGTCTTGCTTTAGAAAGGGCAAAAGATAAACCTAAAGTCAAATCTAAAGAAGACATTGATGATGATAAGTATCGTGACGAATTTACTGGACTTTTAGGACAAATGAAGGTTTTGAAAGATGATAAATCTTACGATAATCCTATTGTAGATATTGATAGGGAGTATTCTTTATTTAAAATGAAAAGACCCGAACTTGTAAAAGTTGCGAAGTCTTACAAAATTAAGGCAAATCTTAAAACGAATGATATGATAAATGCTATTTTAAAGGCGGAAGGATTACCACGGAGAATTGATACGGGAAATAAAGGAGATGATGAAGCAGACTATATTAGACTTCAAACGAAGAATGATGCAATTGGTTTTACACGAGACAAAACCTACAAAAACCAACCTAAGACCTATGACGAACTTATAGAAATGATGAAGGATTATATACGAAATCCTGAAGGTAATTATTATGAAAGACAAAAAAGAAGACAAAAAATAGTATCTCATGTTGAAAGAGCATTAAGTATGAGAGAAAGGAGAATGACTGGGCGAGGTAAAAAGGGTGGGTCTATCTCTGCAAAAGATCTTAAGGGACTTCATGCATCCTCGTATAAGGAAGTACCCGATAAAGAAGTGAATGGCTGGGTCTTGGATGAAAGTATTTCTAAACCTACCGCCCGTGTGTATTTCAACGCATCTAAAAATCAGGCGATTGTCGTGCATCGTGGGACAGAAGCCACGGTGAAAGACTGGGCGAATAATCTCGCCTATCTTACGGGAACGAATAAACTCACTGGACGATACAAGGATGCTGAACGTGTACAGAAGCGAGCAGAGGAGAAATACGCCGATGTTTTGACAACTGGACACAGTCAGGGCGGAATTTATACCAAGATTGCACGTGATCAGTCAAAGGTGATTAATATAAATCCAGCGTCCATGGGTGAAACCACAAGCGGAACGACGATCCGTGCAAAGAATGACCCTGTTTCTGCCTTGGCTGGATTTACTGGGTTATTTAAGAAAAATGATAAGAATATTACGACCTCCGCACAGGTGAACCCTTTGGCTGCCCATTCTATCGATATATTGGACGAACTAGGCGACAAAGAGCTAGGGGGGTCTTTGACTAAGTATTTGAAGAATATCATACCAAAGAAAGGCAAGGGTAAATTTGAAGATTTCTTTAAAAAGACCTTACCTCGAGCCTTGGTGAAACAAGGCATTCCTCTCGCATTGAGTATTGGAGCATCATCTCTCGGATCAATTGGCGGGCCAATCACAGGACTTGTAGCGGGAGAAGCGGGGGCAAAGGCGGGAGAAATATTATCAAATTATGTAAGCGATAAGGCGGGGTACGGTATGCACGGTGGGTATTTAGGTCAAAATCCATTCCCTCGTTCGTTTGGCGGTGGTATGACTCGTCGACTTAAGGAGTTAGGGCGATAAATGATTGATGCTTCATACTTCGTTCGTGGATTGTCTTGTTTCCAATAGAAAAAATTGAACCACATTCACACGTATGTTTGATTTTCTGTTTTTCAAGAATTATATTTTTATTTAATTGATGATAAGTTTTCTGTTTTACTTTAATAGTTTCAGAGTTTTCATTATACCATTCTTTCTGTTGTTCCTTTATTACTTCCGCATTCACTTTATTGTATATTTTGTTGTATAATTTAACGTCTTCGGGTGTTTGATACGATGCCCTACAATTCATCTCAGGTTTAAGTTGATCTATCCAATACTGCTCTCGTATTATTTGTTGGGTCTTGTTCTCACAAGCAAACTCTTCTAATGGCTTCATGTCCCAATTAGTCCAACCTCCATGTTCTCGTATGGTTTGATAGACTTTATAATTATGATGTTCTGATGTGTCAATATTACAACTATGTTTATGTGAACACTTCCGTTTATTGAAATTGGTAGTACTCCCAACATATGAACATTTTATCATTTCATCTTTGCACACGAAATGATAGATCACGGTCTTGCTAAAATCCATCGCTACTCGGGGCATTCTATAAGAAGATATAAGAACCCTTTAAATGCTCTTAGAATAGACACGCCATGAATATTATGCCTTGTGACTTCTCAAACTCGGCCACGATATCGTCATCAATACTTACTTTCTTAATAATCTTTCCATCACGAAACAGATAATGATTATCATACAAAGAAATTCTAATGAAAAGGGGCTAAAAAGGTCGGCGTCAAAAAGCGTCATTTTCATACCCCTCTGGGAAAAGTCTCCAAGAAAACGGAAAAACCTCCTTAAGGGGGTCAAAACACCAAAAACGACGCTTTTGACGCCATAAGTTTTTGAATAGAAAAGGATATATTTTATTTATCTTACCATAGTCAGTAAGAGAAAGAACGACACCTATTAAATAATGACACCTAACAGGTAAGGGCGGCGAACTTGGGCGTAATCTTGCGCGTAATCTTGGACGCAACTATGCATAGTCAACTATACACGATTTTGAACTCTACATAAAAACCCTACATAGACTAAAAGAACTCAGTGATTGACTTGTCTTACTAGTTATCGTGCGGATTTATTACATCTGCTTCTTTCTTTTACGTTCTATGTATACTATGTATGGTTTGTATAGTTTCTTTGGGGTTACTACTTTGTTCACTTTCTTTTTTTGGCTGTCCCCAGCGAACTCATTTTAACTATACATACTATACATACTATACATACTATAAATATAATAAGTAAAACAACACCATAACCAGTAAGAAAAGTCAATCAATCGTTTCTAAAAGTATATGTATAGTTGGAATGTAGGGTTTGGAACTATACACGGATGAGCCTTGCAACTATACATTTTTTATGCGGATAAGTTACAACCTATCCATATAAAAATATCATATTACTCTGGTAACTCCATCCATCGCTTCTTTACTAGATAGGATTTTAATGTTTCATAATTGAATGCGTACACATTCCCGCTTGTAATTCGTTTCTTTTCAATGCCTTCATACTCACAAATTTCACGCCCAAACTTCGTAGACGTGTATTCCATTTTAGTAAATCCGTTTTGCTTGAGCCACGATACAAAATGATTGAATAGGTCAGTTGCAGACTGTTTTTGTAAAAGGATCTTCTCTTCTGGTGTTGCGTTTTCAAATATCATAATTTGTTCAGTTAGGTAGTTTGCCATAGCTGGAATGTTTGCGCTTTGAATATCGTGATATGCCTTTGTAATCGGTCGGTCATTGATGCTATCCCAATTTGAAATGTCCCTTTGCATCAGAAAGTCATAAAAGGCTTTCATGATTTGTTCATCTTTAAAGTATCGCACAAGCTCCTTGAAATAGACCGCATTATTCTGGACATCGTTCGCACATTTGTACACCACATAACGGCGATCACTATGTTCAATCTTTACAGGGGTGGAGTTGTTTGAAAAGAAGATGTACCGTCCGCAATTGTTGATATTCACTCCGTCTATGCCTTTACGCTCCCAAGCAACCTGCTCAGCCGTGATGATATTCTTGATTTTATCACTGTTTGAAAAACTGTCCTTTCCACTAGTCTCGTCCATAATCACAAGAAGTTTGTTGTTGATCATACTAAACCGACCAATGATTTTGTCCATTTCTGCAGTCTGTAGCATATATTCAGTTCCAAGGATGCTATGGGCAAAATTCTCAAAAAAGATGTTTTTGCCGACACCTTGTTCACTTTGAAACACAAGCGCCACGCGTGGAAGCTCGCCAGGTCGCTGAACAAGATGGGACAAATAATTGAGAAGGTAATCTGTTCCTTTCGCATCGTGTCCTGTAAGAATGTCTATATGGTTTAACAAAATATCATAATTACCAACACCTTCTTTTACACGCTCTATTTTAAGACCATTAAACGTATTGAGGGTATAAGACTTGCATTCACGAGGATAAGGCAAGAAGTCTACATTTTCAAAAGTCCGAATGTTTTCGCTCTTTCGCCATAAGTAAACAAAAGTTTGTTTATTCATCATCACGTTTTCATATTGTTGTTCAATTTCCCCACTACTTAATAAAGAAATCTTGTTATAAGCTAAGCGACCAAAGCAAGGCGGGGACATTACTTTAAAATGAAACTTCTCAAAATATTTGCTTTTTAGGTGTAACTCTTTGTAATGATTTTCCGCATCTATTTCATCCCTTTCCTTGATAAGGTCTTTCTGTGCCTTGCTATTGAGTTGGTCAAACATTTTCATTTTTTCATTTATTTTTTCATTGGGTACAAACCCTTTAAGGTGAATGAGTTTCTTGATATCCATTACTTCTTCATCTTTATCCGCGAGACTTGCATAGGCTTCAGGATTGGATAACTTCGCATAGTATCGCAAAGTTCCTTCTGTTGCTGTAATTTGATCTACGTCATAACTGTTCCAAGTTGTATCAAACCCGTCATATGAGAAATGGGCGGATTTCTCGGATAGTACACGGGCTTCATCTTCTGATACTCCGCACTTTTTACACGCCATCATGATTTTGAGCCAACTATCCCGATTATCCAGATATTCAATGGATATAAGGTTAAGAAGAGAGGATACTTCTGATATAGGTTTTTCTGGTTTTTGGTCTGGTTTCTTGTCTGGTTTTTGCTTAATCTCTTTTGAAAAGAGTGGCTTCAGGTCTTCCCACGTGATAAAGGGTAGTATTTTGGTGTATTGAAACATTTCCGCGTCGTGTCGTTCCCAGGCGTGATTGATAAGCAGATCACCTTTGAATGACTTGAAACAGTCAGTATAGGTTGCATTTAATTTAGAGGTGTCTAGTCCATCCAAGTGAAAAAAGAAATGGGGTAGTTTCTTCTTACGGGATAAGGTGTACGGACAAGTTTTCAGGAATGGAATGTCTAATTTCATAAAATCCTCAAGGGTAATATCACCATTGGTAAGATGACCATCTACATCTATGCATACAACATTGTCCGTGTATCGCAGCCGAAGCTCAAGGTGGGTAATTTGTGATGGAGCTACTTCTCTGTAAGGCTTTCCATCTTTGTTTTTTACAATGTACTCTTTCTTATGGATACTTTCAAGTTCACGTTCAGTAAGATTGTTCTTCGTGCCAATCATAATATCATTCTCATATTTAAGACCTAACAGCATAGGGATACCATTTTTATTTTGAAAGTGATCAGTTACGAAAGACTGGAAGCTCATTATTATATCTTATTATTTTAAAATCTCTAAATACTAATTTAATTAATGTAAACAATTGTTTTTATTGAAGAATTTCAAGAAACTCCTCAATAAAATATTTCTCCTAAAGGTTTTCATATACAAAGATCAATATTTCGTAATTCAGCTGATAACTTATAATAGGATTTAAATTTCTGCTTCTCTTTGGTCTTGAGTTCCAATAATGCGTATTCCATAGCAATTACTTCGGTATATCTATCCATGAAGTCTCCCCTATACTTCTCGCCGTGTTGTGATCCCTTAAGATTTATACACGTCATATTCCTAATATGATAACTTTCACGATTTTCAAGCTCATTTCTGGAAGAACAAGGGAACGCCTCAATCAATTCAATGATATAGTTTGCGTGTTTTAGAACCTCATAAGAGCAGCAATACTTACAATTATTTTGAATGTATCGTTTATAGGCTGATGTATGTTCAGCAAGTCGTTTACATAGTAAATCTTTTGTAGTGCATCCAATATACAAAGTTTTGGTAGTTAAGCACCTAATCGCATAAATTTTTCCGTTTTGATAGTTTACCATTGTTATTATATATTATTATTATTTTAAATTGTTTCTATATTCCTTCTAAACATTAACAACAACCGGTTCAACTCCATCAGCATTATAACCAATTTCGTCCAGAACCTTTTGGTCTTCAGGGTGATTCGGTACATAGGTTTCAAACTTATGACCGTGAATAAACGAAGCTACTTTTGCCCCATGAAATATCTCTAAATATTTATTAGAAAGTGTCTTTAATAGTTTCGGTAAGGTTTCCTCAAAGTGCAGGGCGACTGGTTTTAATATTTCATAGTGTTCCATAGATAGATTATTTTCTAAACAATATCCTGAATACAACAAAGTCATATTATAGACAATAACCATGAAAATACAAACCCTCGTGGCCTTCTTAAGTTCGTTAGGCTCAATGGGTTCGGCGATATCAGCTAAAAAATCATTGTGTAAGATCTTGAACCCAAAGTCAGTAATAATTTGTTCCTTTAGCATCAACTCTCCAACATGTAAGATTGTCTCAGTAGTATTCATTTATATAAAGATAGATTTTTAATCTCATAAAATATAAGTTTATTCTATATGAGAACTTTAATCTTAACACAAAAGAATGTCGTCGCAGGCTCAAACAATACCGTTTTAGAGTATAACCTACCAGGAGGAGGCATCGATGTAAAACAGGGTACAACCATCGCTTTGTCTTCTATTACCATGTATTATTCGACCCCAAATATCTCTGTAGCTTACAATAACAACTCTTTCTCTTATACTTGGATCAATGGAAACACTTACCCCGTGAATATTGTAGATGGTTTCTATGAAATAAGTAATTTAAACGATTATTTGCATCAAACTATGCTTGTCAATAAACATTATCTTTTAGAAATTTCTACGGGTAAGTTTGTATGGTTTTTGACGATGGCGGTCAATACTTCAACCTATAAAATTGATGTGGTCGCTTTCCCTATGAACTCCACGACCTATGCCCCCGCAAATTATACCAACCCAGACCCCGCCAATTGGACGGTTCCAGCAACAAATCAAAATCCACAATTGGTTGTCGCAGCCAATGCATTCCGTGATATTATTGGATTTTCTGCGGGAACTTTCCCCACTTCTAATACCATCGCAGCCACGACAACGACATCGAGTACCGCCATTCCACAGGTCAGCCCTTTGTCTTCTTATCTCTTGAAATGTTCTCTTGTCAATAATAACTACAGCATTCCAAACAGTTTAATTTATTCGTTTCCCCCCGCAGGTAATTTCGGGGCTCAGTTCGTTGTAGCGCCAAATCAAATGTCTTTTATTGATTGTCAGGTAGGATTTTACAATAACATAACGGTGACAATCACAGACCAGAATGACCGTGGTGTAGTGTTGCTTGATCCAAATATGAATATTCTATTAGTGATCGATGAAGATTCACATAAACTGGAAATGAAATAATAATAAAATGTTAAGGTATATAAATGAAAGTATCTATCATTAGCGGTCGTATCGGTGTGTCAAATGGTCGTGTCTCAAACAATTCTGTTGTGAATGTAATCAAAGAAGAAATGGTCGGTCAGGGTAAAAAGCAGGTTTCAACTCTTATGTTGAAAATGGAAACCCCTAAAAAATATATTTCTTTCAAATGATACAAAAATCTATATGTATAATATAATGAGTGCTGATGCTGTAACCTTGGAACTATCGAGAGAAATGAAGAAAGAAATGCCTCCTGTATTCACGGATAAACAATTTCTCTATGTCAATGACCAGAACAACGGTTCGTATAGCGGACAAATCGTTTTAAATACGACTAGTTTATCCAATAACGGAGCCATGGTGGACTGGAAAGAAGCGTACCTTGTCATTCCTACTGTCCTCCAGATTCAGTCGCCAACCCTTACCGTGGCGTCTGTTCCTCTGGATTTTTCCGTGGCTTTGAAGGCGGGGTACTGGAATCTGCTGCATTCGATGAGTATTGAGCTCAATGGATCTTCCGTTCAGCAGTCAACGGGGTTCATGAATCTTTATAACTCATTTAAGAATCTTACTACTTGGAGTGAAGGTGATATTAAATGTTGGGGTAAGGTGACTGGTTTCTGTCCTGATTCTGCTGATTCTTGGGTATATAATACGGCGGTTGCTTCTGCTGCAAATGTCCTTGCTGGAAACGGAACTGGTCTCTCGAACAACCGAACCAGTTTTGCTGTTCCAATTAATGGAATTGGAGCATATAACGCAGGTCTTGACTGTATTGGTTATACTTCCAATGTGATATTGGGAACGGAATCAACCGCCAGTAGTGATAGTGTGTATGCTTGTGTCAATCATGGTCTTATGCAGAGATTGAAGTGGTTGAACTTTCAGGTTGATGCTACTTCCAGTTTAACGGGTAGTATTTCGGCAAATAAGGTCGCTCTTTTGGGTAGTGATGCTGGAAGGACTCGGGCGCTTTTCAAAGGGTATATTGCCTCTACTGCAACGGGTCGTTCTATTGTGTTCCCCGCTATTGTGCGCCTTAAAGATGTGAGTGACCTGTTCTCTAAACTGCCTATGATGAAAGGTGCATCTTTTACTTTCTACATTAACACGAACCAGTGCCTCTGTAAATTCACTCAGGCGGCGGTCGGTGTAACGGCGGCTGGTATTTTTAATGCTCACGGTTCTCTTCAATTGACTGAACCTCCAACCATGCTTGGTGGTGGTGGAACTTGCCCGATTATGTTGTCTTCTGCATCAGCGGGACAGGGTTTGTCAAACGCTGTTGTTATTGCCGCTACTGCCCCCGTTGCCACTGTCGCTGGTCAGGTTGCGGTGTCTATCGTGCGGACTCAATTCCCCTCACTGACGGATCAGGTTTCCGCCCCGATTACAAGTGTGCGTTTATATGCTCCTTGTTACACAATGACCGCTCAAAACGAACAGGCATATATCGCAGATGCAGAGAAAGGAAAGGAAATATCATACGAGGACATTTTCCAATATCAGTTCAATAACACTACGGGAGATTTTAATTTCTTGGTTTCTAACGGTCTTCCAGGACTGAAGTCAGTGGTAATCATGCCCTTCCTTCCTCAAGCATCGAACGGAACGGTTGGGGGTGCTGGTATTTATGCAGGTGGCGCTCTATCTTCTTCTCTTCTTTCTCCCTTCTCTTCTTCGGGTGGTGCGCCTGACCCCGTGGCGATCACGAACATGAACTGTCAAATATCTGGGCGTAATATTTTGACTGACAACGAACAGTATGATTTCCAGGCTTTCACTCAGCAGTTGGCTCTTTCTAACCAGATGAACGGTGGATTGACTACGGGTCTTTCTTCAGGTCTTATTGGTCTGGACGAGTTCGATAGTCTCTACCGATACTACTACTTTGATTGCTCTCGTGGTCGTCCCGGTGAGGCAGGTGTTCCACGATCAATCCAGATTCTCGGTCAGGTGGTTGGAACTGTTGCGGTTAATCTTTTCGTGTTTGCGACTTTTTCCCGAACTATTAAAATTAATGTGGCATCGGGTGCTCGTGTTGAGATGTAAATAAAAAAGAATGAAATCTCAATATAATTACTACTATATGAAAATCTCACACTATTTTATATGGTAAGAGTTAAGAAAATGGGCGATGGTATTTTTGACGATATTAAGAATGTTGGAAAGAAACTTGGTCGTGATGCGTTAGATGTTGCTGTGCCTATTGCGAAAGAATATGCAAAAAAGATGATTAAAGATGCGATCAAAAAGAAATTAGAAGGAGATGGATTGTACGCCGCCAATGTATCCAATACGGGTCGTGGGTTTCGTATGAGAATGACTCCATCTCAAGTTCGTTCAATAAAAAAGGGTGGTGCTATTCAGTTGAATCGTGATATGCTCGATGAAGCGGGTCGTTTTGCGATGGAACTCAAACCTGAAGCTATGGCGTTATTGGAGAAGGCATTGTCTAAAAGTAAGGGTATGCGTGTCACACGAGACCAAATGACAGATTTAATGGATATGAAAAAGGGTGGTTCAATTCTTACGGAAGTTGGAAAGATTGTTGCGCCTATGGTTGCAGAGAAACTCATGGAAATGGGAATTACCAAAGCTGGAATGGGAACGCCTATCGAGGACCAAGCCTTCACTATTGGAGATGTGATTAGAACTGGAAAGCGTGTTTTTGGCGGAAAATTGAAGAAAGGTACAACTGTCATGGGTTTAGCAAAGCATGGAAGGGGAACGCCGATCGAGGACCAAGCCTTCACTATCGGCGATGTGATTAGAACTGGAAAGCGTATGTTTGGTGGTAAATTCACGAAGAAACAACTGACTCAAATTATTCTGGATAAAAACAAAGTGATTGGTGATTTGGAACAGACCGCATACGGAAAGGGTCTTTTTGCTGGTGGTGGTTTAACTGAAGACACTTTTATTCAAAATGCAGAACCAACAGTAACTCCATTCAAAGAAACATCAAACCCTTATTACTAAATATATCAATAATATATGGATTATACAACAAGCTCAACTGATTTGGAGAGAACCGCTCAAATACTTAAATTACCTTTAGTAGG